GGCCGCACGGCCTACTGCATATTCGGACCTTCTTCTTCAGCAGGTTACAATATAGCAGTAAAGTTCCCAGAGATGACCATGAGACTTTCAGCCAGTGCTGGGAATCTTACAAACCCCACAGACGCCTACTTTGGTTTGGATACAAGCGTAAGCGCTGGGAGCAAGCGTTTTGGGGCTAGCTTTAAGGACCTTGTGGCCGCTAAGCCAGCGCAGCTTGATTCCTACTTGCCTGCAACCGCTGCACCTTTTTCAACCGAGTACAGCACAGCATTTACACTGGACGACTTGGTATACTTGCCGGGTAAGGGTGGCGCCGTTTACCACCAGTCCGGTTCACGGGCCCTTGGCACTTCAATGACTGCCGTGTCGTCAAGTTATGAACAAACCCTAAACATGGGTTACGACAGATTTACGCTCCCAACCTTCGGTGGGTTTGATGGGGTTGACATTACAGAGCGCGATGCCTTCCGCAATACTGCAATCAGCACCGCGACGGCACCGTTCTCAAATAATAACTATGAGTACAACACGATCAAGAGAGCTATTGACGCAATAGCTGACCCCGAGGTGGTGGAGATGAATGTTGCAACGATCCCGGGTATTTACAACGAAAACCTTACGACACACCTTGTTAGTACATGTGAGGATCGTGCAGATGCCTTGGCAATCATTGACTTAGAGGGGGACTACAAACCCTCTGGAGAGTCTAACGAGAGTGAAGAGGATCGAAAGGGCAATGTAGCTACTACTCTTACTAACCTTAAGAGCCGCGCCATTAACTCCAGTTATGGCTGTGCGTACTACCCCTGGGTTCAGATTCGGGATAACATCAGCAGCGCCCTGGTCTTCGTGCCACCTTCGGTACCGGCTCTAGGCGTATTCGGCTCTAGTGAAGCTACAAGCGAGCTATGGTTTGCTCCTGCTGGGTTTAACCGAGGAGGCCTTACAGAGGGCTCAGCTGGCTTGCCAGTGCTCAACGTTCTACAGAAGCTTACTTCCAAGGACCGTGACAAGTTGTATGAGCAAAACGTCAACCCGATTGCTTCCTTCCCATCTGAGGGGATTGTAGTCTTCGGACAAAAGACTTTGCAGGTTAGCCGCTCCGCGTTGGACCGTATCAACGTTAGAAGGCTTTTGATTTATTTGAAGAAGGAGATTTCACGAATCTCTGCCACGCTACTGTTCGATCAGAACGTGCAGGCCACGTGGGATCGATTCTTGGCACAGGTTAACCCCTTCCTGGCTAGCGTTAAGGCGCGCCTAGGTCTCATGGACTACAAGGTGCTCCTCGACAAGAATACTACGACGCCAGATCTTATTGACAGAAATATTATGTACGCTAAGATCTTACTAAAGCCAGCTAAAGCCATCGAGTTTATCGCTCTGGACTTCGTGATTACAGATAGTGGGGCGTCTTTTGAGGATTAATACTAATTACTAGAGATTATGGAGATCTTATAACATGGCACAGAACAAAATTTGGAGCGACCCCACACTAGAGCCTAAGAGGCAATTTAGATGGATCTTCTCCTTCGGCTCCGCCAGCGGCCGGCTGCCCTCTTACTTGTGTAAGTCAGTCAACAAGCCGCAGTGGAAGATTGCGGAGGCCTCACATGAGTTCCTCAATCATACTTTCTATTTCCCAGGCAAGGTAACCTGGGAAACAATTTCGGTTAAAATTGTGGATCCTCTCGACCTCGACGCTGCAGATGCTCTAGAAGATATCTTGAAAGAGTCCGGTTACCTTTCTCCAGATAACATGGATATTAACCTTAGCTCCGATCAACTAACCACGGTTTCAAAGGCGCGCTCTGCTGGTGCCAACGGGGCCCTTGGCGAAGCTTATCTCCGTCAGATTGATGCTAACGGTGTCATCCGCGAACAATGGACACTTAAGAATGCTTGGATTATGGATGTTAACTTTGGGGCCCTCGACTATACACAAGACGGCCTTGTGGAAATCGACCTGACCATTCGATATGACTGGGCATTCCAAGACTCTTACAACGCCAACGGCGGCATTATTCCCGACTAATTACTTAACATACACCGCGCAGGTGTTATATAATGTATGTGTTAAGCAATTAAGTAAGAGGAAATAATGGCCAGAAATAATCAACGTCGTACGCGCAAACCCCAGCCACCCCCCGATATAAAAGGAGACAACGTATTTTCGTTCGTAATTCCTACTGATTTTGTGGCTCTCCCCTCGGAAGGTAGATTTTACCCCCAGGAGCATCCCCTCCGCAACCAAGATGTGGTGGAGATTAAATTCATGACAGCAAAAGAAGAGGACATTCTAACCTCTCAGGCCCTGCTAACAAAAGGAATAGCCCTAGAAAGACTAGTGGAAAGTGTTCTGGTTGATAAAGAGGTCCCAGCTTCTTCTTTGTTAGTAGGGGACAAAAATGCAATCTTGGTTGCTACACGAATTACCGGATACGGTTCCGAATATGAGACCCAAGTAACATGCCCTTCCTGTGAAAAGATTAGTCCCTATAAGTTCGACCTAGGTGAGATCAAGAGCACCCCGCTCATCACCAACACCGATGTTGCTGAACTTACTGATGCTGGCACTTATATAATCACAGGCCTTACGCAAACCGAAGCTGAAGTGGAAGTGAGGATGTTAACTGGTGATGATGATAAAAAGCTCATGAATCGGCTCGAAACAAACAGGAAACATAATTTAGGACTACCTCCATTATTGGAACAAATGAAATCATTTATTGTGTCAGTTAACGATAATTCTAATGAGATGTACCTAGACTCCTTTTTGCACAATCTTCCAGCGATGGACGCCAGACACTTGCGCAAGACATATGCGGCATTGACTCCCGCTATTGACATGACACAACAATATGCTTGTGATTCATGCTTACATGAGGCAAGACTGGAGGTACCGCTGACTGCGGACTTTTTTTGGCCTGAGTGACGGCTACATTAAAAGTGTTTATGAAGAATTCTTTTTTCTTAAGTATCGGGGCAACTGGAACTTTACTGAAGCCTACAATCTACCTATAACTATTCGTAAGTGGTTTGTGGATCGTCTCATCCAACAGCTAAAGGACGAAAACCCCAACACTCTGTAAACCACAAAAGCCTTTTTTATTTTAAAAAAAACTACTTACTGTATAAGTATATACGGGGAGATATTTCCTTTTTATGGGCGTTGAATTTTTACTAGTATTAGGCCTGCTTCTTGCGGTTAGTGCCATGGTACCGGCTATGGCCCACGCAGACGATGACCGTCCAGATCCAGAAGAAGAAAAGAGGATTAAACTAGAGAATCAGGAGTACGACCGCCGCGCCATCGAACAGTCCCGGCGCCTGACCCGGGAGGCCCAACAAAGAGCGGCTATTGAGAAGCAAACCGCTGCCGACCGCCTCCAGGGCTTGGAGGATGCTAGCGAAAAAACAGCGAATTTTTCACAACAACTAACTGAGGCGGGCCAACAAAAGGCCGCTTCGATCACTGTGACGCCTAAGCTAGAAACAGGTGATATAGAAAAAACACTGTATGAGGCCGTAGTGGGTACCTTGGAACGCGCCGGCGCCGACGGCGCCAAGAAGATGTCCACATTCATTGAAGAAGCCTTCGGCCCGACCATGGCCCGAACGATCAAGGACAACTGGGAGCTTGGCCTTGCCGGCGCCGGCGCGCTGGTGGCGGCCAAGAAAGGCCGCGGAGCGCTAAAGGCAAGAAAGGTAAGAAGGACCCGTCGCGCCGACGAAGCCGCCTATCGCGCAAGAAACCCCGCAGCTTCGGCTGATGAGGCTGCCGAGGCTGTTGATAGAAGAGCCAGGAATGCTAGACAAGACAAGAAACCAGGACTCTTTGGAAAGGGTTCCAAGTCACGCGACTTCGCCGGCAAGGGCCTCGCCGGCGCTGCAGGGTACGGGCTTGCCAAGTCTCAAGGGCTAAAATCTCTGATAAACATGTTCGGTCAGCTAGGGTTAGAGCTTAATGATGCCACAGCGAAAGTTCGTCGGTTCACAAATTTGACCCGGGACGAAGATACTTTTGGTGCTTTGGTCGACAATATCTATGACACAAACACAGCCTGGCGCGCACATGGACTAGAAGTACAACAGATCCAGGACATCAACATAGAACTCATTGAGGGCTTTAGGGGCTTCTCTAAGATGCAACCTAGAGTCCAAAAAGATATTGTGAACACTTCTGCCATGATGGCAATTTTGGGTGTTGATGCTAAAACGGGCGCTAAGAATATGGAGATTATGGGCAACGCTATGGGTCTCACAGGGAAGCAATCTACAAACCTTACCAAAGATATTGCCGGAACTGCCGATGCCCTTAACATGAGCCTGCCAAGCGTAATGCAACAGTTCGCAGGCATGGAAGATAAGCTTGTCCAATTTGGTGTTAACTCTGCTACAGCTATGAAAGAACTGATGGTCGTGAGCAAAAATACAAATATTCCCATGAACGATTTATTGGGTACCTTGGATAACTTTGACACCTTCGACGAGGCTGCCAACGCCGCAGGCAATCTAAACGCCCTTTTGGGCGGCGAGTTCATCGATGACATCGCGTTAATGAATGCTAGCCTTGAGGGAGATACCCTCGGGGTTATGACAATGGTCCAGGACGCTCTTGCAAATTCTGCTGTAGGGTGGGACGATATGAATGCAGCCCAGAAAAAAGCCATATCCGAAACCACCGGTATCGGGATGGGCAACCTTGCGCGAATTGCTAGAGGTGATTTGACTGCCGATATGGCAACTGCCACGGACGTCACTGCGACGGAAAAGCGTGTTAAGGAACTGGCCACTCAAGGTAGAGGTATCGTAGAGAACATGGAAGTTTCAATGAAGGGGGCAGAAACTGTCGTAACTACTGGCAAGGTTTTAGACCAACGGGTCCCTGGAGGGAAGAGCCCTCAGGAAAAGATGGAAGCCACTCAGCAGAAATTTGCCAAACTTCCTGCCGGTAAGAATGATATCACGGAAGCCATACGGTTGATGGGGGTCGTAACTGAAACCACTATGAAACGACTGGACGCGACGATGAAGATGTTGACTGGTGGGATTAAACTGGACGAAGGCACAGTAAAAAAACTAACAGATTCGATGTCAGCGGAGAAGAGCCTAAAGGTGGTCAACGGCCGATTAGTCCTCGAAGAAGATTTAAGCGGGAGGACGTCTGGATAAATGTCTAAATACATTGAAAGAGTATTACCTCATGATAGCATGTTGGGCGATGACCCCACTGATATTATGGCTAAGAGCGGCAGGGTCGTTCTGTTTACACACCTGGCGACAGGCAAAGCTGTGGGCTTCAAAGCTTACGTAACAGAATTTAGTGATTCTTACAACTCTAGCTGGAGCGATACGACAGTGTATGGTAGGATGGACCCCATCGGAGTTTATCAGGGAACCTCGCGTAAAATTAGTATATCTTGGGACGTCCCCTCTGCCAGTGCTTACGATGCGTATAAGAATTTGCAGAGGATCTCTCAGTTGATTCGAATGCTCTATCCTGTTTACACGAATGCAGAAGAGACAGGGGTGCGCACCCTCAAGGCATCCCCTCTCTTGAGACTAAAATTCATGAATTTATCGCGTGATGTGAGGAATGGTAAAGAGGGCTTGGTTGGTTATATAAACGGTGACTTTTCCTATAAACCCGATCTCAAGCAAGGGGTCTTCGACGGCGATGACGGTACCCTAGAAATGAATGGGATATTTGATGCGTTTGACGAGCCCACAATCTATCCAAAAGTAGCCTCGTTATCGTGCACTTTCACCGTACTCCACACACACCCCCTAGGCTTTAGCGACCAATGGGACGACGTCCCCGCCGGCGCCAGCCCCTTGAATTCTTTTGCTCGGAATGCCAATGTTGACAATGGTCCTGGCGAGGCTTACCCGTACGGCGTTGATAGGTCTATGGTTAACCGTCCAGGTGACAGTGGTACAGAATCACTTTCAGAAGATGACTTCGGCGCCGGCCAGCAGGCTGCAACGGCCCGAGCGCTATCAGGCAACGGAGACTCATAATATGGCTTATCGCTATTCTAACCGGAACGTCGTTATCAACAAGGATCCTTCTTACCGCAAACTCCTGAAGGAACGCGGCCTTAAGTTGTTCAGACAGTTCACCAGCCCGGACCTAGTTTATCCGGATGTAGGACAGGTTCTGGACTTACGTATTGTTCAGCACACCTGGAAACATTCAGATAGATATTATAAGGTTGCGCACGAATATTATGGGGACTCCACCTTATGGTGGGTTATAGCCTGGTTCAACAAGAAGCCAACCGAGGGTCATATAGCTATAGGGGACGTGCTGGAAATACCTCTTCCGGTTGAAAAAGTATTGGCTTATTACGAGGTTTAAGAGTGCAAACTAAAAAAGGAAGTCACAATTATTACAATCGTAAAGATGAGGTAGAGAAGTATTATAAGGCCTCGCGAGCAGCCTACCAACGTGTTCTTGCCGCCGACATGGCAGCAAAAGCCAATCAGCCGCAAGATTGGCGACAGTATGTTCCGAAGGTCATTAAAGCTACTCTCGACTCTCGGCTCCAGGAAATAACTGGAATCTCCATGGAACAGGTTGTAGCGACACAGGAGGATTATCAATCCGACTTTGATGAACACGAGCACGGCATCACTTATCTGGATTATCGTGTGATTGCGATCAACGATATTTTTGATAACGTACGATCCTCCATAGTTCCCAATCGAGTTCTTTTATCCACCTTAGATTTGGAGGAACTTTATACTGGGGCGTCAAAGTTTCGTTTAAGTAGAGAGGCAATCCAGGAGTTCAAGAATTGGCTCGGACAAAAAGACCCACCGGAGTCTGAGGAAGAAGAAGACGGTACAGCAGAGAAGACCGGAAAAGCTCCTGCTGAAAAAACGCTTAATTGCACGGACCTGGAACAGAAGTTTCTGATTACAAACTTAGATCTACTCTCTCGGCGAAATGGGCTAGAGAAGGTAAAAAGATTTCAAACAGTTTTGGGAGACCCCACTGACATTGTGAGTGTGGTTAACTGCAACGATATCAGTGAAGCGATGTTCCGCATAACGCCGGCCCAACAGGCTCTTCTGGTGCCGAAGATTAAATTGTTTAAAGTAATCTACCCAGATCCAGATAACCAGCCTTCTTACAAAATAGAAAAACAGCTTCCGTTTAGGAACCATCTATCGCCAGGTGTCATTGATAACATCATGGAAGGAAAGGCCGGCCGCGGTGATGGTGTGGGAATTACTGATCTACGTGTCGAGTACACCGGTAATAATCCTTGGTCGGCTAGCCGCCTGTTAAAGGTCAACATGACCTTATTTTTTGAAAGCTTTTCGGAACTTTTTACAGAGGAGCGTATTCGTCAAGCGGAGGCCGCTGCCAATAGTGGTACTGATCCCAATAGCCCGGCGTTCCCCTTGGACGCTAGTTTCATCGATTTGATTTGGCGCGTCAGCGCTACCAAAAAGAACCCGCTGACGCGGGAGTTCCAGTCTAATCCCGATTATTATCAAATTAAATTAGTCATAGGGTGGGGAGTACCCGAAGATAAGGATGGCCTCATCCCCCCCGATTTGATGCAGGCGATTCGACAAAACTCTTTATCGCTTTATCTCACCCACGTTGACCACAACCTTGACTTCCGCCAGGATGGCAGTGTTAATCTAAACATTGATTATCGTGCTCGTAGCGAAGAGTTGTTGGACTCTCCATCAGCAGATATATTTCAGTCGATGGATTCCAAGCGACAGATTAAACAGATCAGGGGTGAAATTGCGCGGGTACGAGGTGTGCAAAAAGATAAAAGAGCGGCGCCAAATAGTGAAGAGGCGATTGACAAGGCCGTGGTCGCACTTAAAAAGCGAGAAAAGAATCTAATCGCGGTTACCAAACAAGAACGGTTGCGCTCCATTGTGAGTGATCTAATCGACGCCGACGCAATTCGAGCTATAGACCCTCTTTGGAAAGACTTCAAGGGTCTAAAAAGATTAAAAAAGTTTTCCTCAAGCCCGGGCACCGGAAAGGCTTCAGAAGAAGCGACTAAAATATTGGGTGACATGTTTAGTGATGATCCTGATGCCCTGGAAGAGTTACTTCAAAACGCGAGCAAACTCGCGGACAGCCTGTTTGACAGTGCCCCTCGACCGGAAGCGGGGCACTATCGGTTACATTATTTCTTTTTGGGCGATCTTATTAATGCTCTTATACGAACTATTAAATACGAGAATCCCACTATGGAGGGTGTCGAATTTTTGATGACGTCGTTTGAGCACCAGAACCCCTTGGTTTCTGTTAATTCTGATTTGATTCCAATGGAATCAATCCCTATATCGTTGGCATATTTTAACGATTGGCTTGCGGTAAACGTGGTGGGCCACCAACGGTCCTCCTACTATCTACTTCAGTTCTTTAAAGATTTCTTCCAAAAGGTTGTGGTGAGGTCATTGAATTATGCAGATCTTGACACAGTTAGCAATCGTAAAATTAATTATAAGACGCAAATTGGTTTTAAGGTTTTTTCTGTTCCCAACGTCCACGGGGCCCCTGCTCTTAAAACACCAGGGTCCATATCTATGAACACCTCTCCGGATGCACCTCCACGACCTGCAGGCATTCTTACCATAGGAGATCTTCAAGACGTTCTGTGGCGAAATACATACGCGCATGATCGGCCCATCCCCGGTGGCTCTACTGACTATATTATCTTTTATCCTTATACGAGCGAAATCAATGCCAAAAAAGGAGATTATAACGAAGATTTCAAACGAGGCATCTATCACCTTTTTGTTGGGCGAGACTCCGGCCTCGTGAAGGAAATTAACTTTAGTAAAACAAATACTTCAAAATTGGCCGAGGCCAACTTCTTAGCGCAGGAACAAAGTATCGCACAGTTCTTCCGCACATATGACGCCAATGTAAATTTGTATGGTAACACCATGTTTTTACCAGGTTCTTCGGTATACATCAACCCTTCGTTCATGAGCAATCTGAGCGGCCCCAGTGCTCCCAACTCTATTTTTCGACGGTTTGGTTTGGGCGGTTATTATCGTGTCAATAAGGTAAGTCTACATTTAACCCCAGATAAATTTGTGACTAATATAACTTGTAAATGGATATCATCTGGTGATAAACATGGGGCGAAACCTCTCAGCAACAAACCACGGAGAAACCGAAAATAAATGGCCTACGGTAACAACGATATGAAAAGTTACCCTTTGTACAACGCTCGCAAGATGTACGAGGAGATCTGTAAATCCGACAATCCAGAATATGTAGACCTGCGGGGCAACCGTCTTTTCTTTGGTAAAGTAGATTATGATTTTAATGCCATCATGCTCAAGAGCGATTCATTTTTGAAACTATTCAAGCAGAAAAAGCCAGCAAAAGCCCTAGAGTTTGTGGTCGACGCGTTTGAAGACCTAAAAAAATATATAAAGGTATGTGAAAACCGTTTTCCAGGGTTTGTTCTGGAGGATGATGATTTTCTTAAAGATATGAAGGTCAAGAAGGGCTGGACTAACGTCAGCAACGGCTATTCAGACCTCCTGCAGACTTACAATATTGTTTTTCGGAACTCATTTATCCCACAGAACTCCTTGGACAAAAAGATCAAGAATGTGGATGACTACATTGCTAAATTTATGGAATTCTACGACCAAACAGGTGCTATGTTACCCTTGACGCGTAGCACTTTTGTTTTATCTCGCATGACAGACCCGCTCTCTAGTGGTCTGATGCTTGAGTTAGATAATCTCAACCACGCGGATGATGAGGTCAAGATCAAAAAATATTATGCCCATCGCCACTTCGGTTTCTATGTGAAGGCAGCTAGAAAGTTTGGTTTCTTAATAGACAAGAATGCTCCCTGGCGCCTGATCGCCAACTTCAATTCTCCCAATATGTTGAAGTACTTAGAGCGCTATGGCACGAACGGAGAGGAGATTTTTGATAAGTATTATGTTAAAACTTATTTAAGTGATGCCGAGACGCTTAAAAGATACATGATCTTTTATTATAATGATTATGTAAGGACAACGCCGGCTACGGAGTCACTTATTGGGGAGGACGGGCGCCTGCTTTGCAAACGGGAGATGGTGCTAAGAAAAAAGTTCAATTATGAAGCTTACCAGCGCGCACTAGAACAACACCCGAACAGTACCTCGAACCCTATGGTAAGTGATGATTATTGGTATCCCAAATACTACGCTCTCAGGATGTTGGAGGCACAAAAGAAGGTCGACAGACACAAGTTGGCCCGAGAGACACGGATATTAATGCGTTTTATTCATATTTCTCTTGACAAACCGCTAGCATTGTCGTATATTAATGAGGAAGCTAAGACAACATTTCGGAGGTCTGCGTTTGTGAACGGTCCAGAAGTACCACTAAATCGATTGCCCGTGCCACCCACCACCAAGTCGCGTTTGAAAATTTCGGACGGCGATGCGCCTAATCTTCTAGAATTGCCACGTACAAATACTGGCGATTCTGGTAACGGTGGCTATTGAGCGAATATTACCAAACAGTTTGCCCTAAAGATGCTTGCCCGGTATACTACGTTGATGGCGTGATGCAAACAACGTTGCCGAGCAACACATTGAAAACATGGCACAGCACAGGCGTAAATCATCAGTCTGCCTATGTGTATGGTGCGGGTAAGAGTCTTGATGATAGTTGCCCTTCCCACTTGAAGGATGAGTGGGGCCCCCTGAGCGAGAAAATTAAGGCCTACATGGTTTCATATGTGAAGGCGAAGATAGACACGGTGGAATACTGTGTGCGTGACCTAGTACCACGCTCCGATCTTGATCGCTATCTTGAAATGAAAACCGAGATCACAAAGCACGTTTTCCAGAATTTTCCCCCGGCCAAAAATTTCAGTTTTTTAACTGGCTTAGATCGACTCTTAGCACAGATCAAAAAGCAGAAATTAAATGTTAACCCCGAACGGCTGCGTTCGGACATCCACGATTATAAGGCGCGCCAGTTTTGGAAGCGCGCATCCTCAACAAAGCCATATGTCGTTTTTGATATGTTCAGGACTCGGACCGGTCGCCTCGCTACTTGTCGCGGCTCGTTCCCTATACTGACGATGGCCAAAGAATACCGCAAGATCATCGAACCGGTTAACGACTATTTTGTCGAGTTAGACTACAATGCAGCGGAGCTACGTGTATTGCTGGCCCTAGGAGGCCTCGTACAGCCCGCTGGGGATATCCATGAGTGGAACCGTAGGAACATATACGGTGCTACCACAAGCCGAGAGGTGGCCAAGAAACGCATATTTGCGTGGTTGTATAACCCTGAATCTAAAGACGCCGCGTCTTCAAAAGTCTATAAAAAGAATGACATCCTTAAAAAATATTATGTTGATGGCTGTGTGTCTAACCCGTTTGAACGCCAGATCGAATGTGATGATTACCACGCACTTAACTACTTGATTCAAAGTACAACGAGCGATATGTTTCTGAGACAAGTACTGGGGGTGGCGGAGATCGTGGATAATCGGATGAAAAAAAGCTTTATAAGTTTCTTGATGCATGATAGTGTATTATTAGACATTGCAAAAGAGGATATTCCTCTGATAAAAGAGATTGCTGAGGTTTTCA